TTGATATGCGCCGGGCGTGGCGCAGATACAAAAAAGGCCCGCCGAAGCGAGCCTGGAAAATAAGTGTGGCGCGTTGTAGTGGAGTCGAACCACTGACCGATTGCTTAGAAGGCAATTGCTCTGTCCGACTGAGCTAACAACGCATGATGCTGATAATGGACCGCCATCGGGGACTTGAACCCCGCGCAGCCAGCTTCGAAGGCTGGCGCTCTGTCCCGATGAGCTAATGGCGGTATGTGATATGGTGGCCCTTGCTGGATTTGAACCAGCGACCTGGCGATTATGAGTCGCTCGCTCTCACCACTGAGCTAAAGGGCCGGGCGCAGGATAATAACGGTACGTAACTAATCCTGCAATATCATCCGTTCTGACTGACTAAATCCTGAACTTCCCTGACCGTCTGCTCAAAACGTTCAGTCTCCAGCTCAACGCCAGTTGCACGACGCCCCAGCGACATTGCTGCTTTGACGCTACGGACATAAAAAAGCCAGCCACTGGGGGAGGCTGGCAAACTCGTAGAGCAAAATGCTGTTACGCAAACTTCGTTACAGGGTCATCCTGCAATACAAAAAATACACAATATTTAGAAAACTAATAGTGCCATGTGCAATTTTTAAGATTTTGTTATTAATTGTGGTCGCACCTTCCTTTCTGTGTACTTTCCGTATAGCTCACAGGATTCTGGGTACAAAAAAACCCGCGCATCGGCGGGTTAAGCAGCGTGGCAATGTAACCATTCTTATCATGATATGAGGATTTTTACGATTGTAAAATGTTTTTTAACTGACACCAGAATCATCATAACCGCGACTTGTTATAGCTTGCCTGTATGCGTTCATTTTGCGTTCTGCGTACTGGACAACATCTTTAATGACAAGCTTATGAACAACTGAAATAAGGTCATTTATATAACAAAAGTCAGGTGACTTATTTTTCACTGGCAACCAAATAACATCGTTCTTAATTTTTCTATTACTAACACTATCCCCCCATGAATATTTATGTGAAATAGACCTATAAATACATGAAATAATGCCCAAATAAGCAAACTTTGTCCTTCCATCCTCATTGTTAACATAGAGTCGCAAATTATGACTGTCGTTTGAAAAAAAGTCTCGCTCCTGATAAGTTACAACGAATGTCTTACCACCAATAAAAATACAGTTCCCTTTTTCCAAGAGTGAGTCATCATAGGCGATATAAGAACTAACAGAGTTATTATCACGGCTAGCACAAAGATAAGGAACATCCCCACTATTTTCTATGATGTCTCTAGACAATATGTTTCCTGTATTGCACACTGAGAATAACTCAGTAACAGGAAAGCCTGAAAATTCAATATTTTTAAAATGTTCCAGGATAAGATAATCTTTTTCCGTTAGTTGGTAATCACTCAGCCCAGCAGCTATCAGGTATGCTTCCAGCTCTTCTATATGGGCCGCTTCCAGCTCTTCTATATAATTATCCATAAAAAACCAGTCAATTTCATTATTTTTCACTGGTAATGAGATGAAATATTCTCCATCTCTGAGTTTGGAACTCGATAACTGTTGACCATAATTAAAACGCCCCTTTAAAGCTTTATTAATCATACTGGCAACATACAGTCCGCGCTTTGCATTAAAGTCGGACTTACTTGATTTTAATGTAAGAACATGCACCTTCATTTCTACGCTGGCACAATAAGGATGATAAAAAGCATCTCCAAAAAAATTAACGCTTATAAAATTTTCATAATGCCTTGCATCATCCATAAACTCGGTATCAAACTCTCCGATGATACCGTTTTGATCGCTCTTTGCTGAAACACGTTTGATTTTGCCTGGTTTTAATCTTCCTGAGGAGATAAGCGAGCCTGTGCTCACATAGAACAAATCGCCAATCCTGAACTCTCCCCACTCAACGCTTCTTAATTTATCGCTGAGCGGGGAATTTACTTTCCCGCAAAATTGTTTTCACCTTGTTTTTTCAGTAATTGCGAGACCTCCCATGCAAGGTAATCACCTACCGTCTTTTTGAAATCCTCCAGCGTTGGCCTAGCATCTACTGGCCTGGTCTGATTCCAGTCCTCACCACTATCAGGATCGATTGTTCCCTCAAAATATTCATCCTCCGTAAAGATATTAAGGCAACCTTTCCCGAAGTGAACCAGATCCACAACCTCCTGATAACGCTCTTTTGCACGATCGGCATCAACAAGATTGTTTCTTGCCTTTTTGCGATTAGAGCGAGCGTAGCCGTCATTGGAAAAGTCGATAAACTTAACAGCCTGTTTCGCGTTATGCGGAATTTTTACCTGAAAAACGTAAATGTACGTCTGAACGCTTGATTTACCAATAAACAGATCCGCAGGCATTTTGATGCTTGCCAGCAAGGTATTTTCCTTGAGTATTTTTTTGTTGTACTCCGTAGCCTTTCCTGTGCCAGCTGAACTCTGGATAATCACTGCAGCATAGCCTTTATCCATCATCGACAGCGCCTTCTGCACGAAAATCATGCCGTTACCTTTAGCTGAATACGGAGGATTGAGAATAAATGCGTCCGCAGGGAATTTTTCTCCTGTTTTCCCAAATCCATACTTGCCGTCAAAATCGGCCAGCGAGTCTTTATTGAGGATATTCGAGCTACCATCCCCCATCAAAATCATATTCAGGATGGCCAGCATATAAATACTGGATAACACCTCAAGGCCAAGAAGCTGTTCAGCCTTGATTTGCGCTTCCTTAAGTTGTAGTTCGTTCGGTGAGTGAATATTTTCTCTGGCGTCAATGAGCATTTCATTCATTGCAGCCACAAGCAATCCCGCAGAACCTGTAGCAAAATCCCACACATAGGAATCTTTGTTTACTCTGGCGAGTCGTGCCAGCAATGTGGCAACATAAGGTGGTGTCAGAACGACGTCATTGAGCTTGTCCTGCGTAAATCCAAGCCAGCGATACATCTCATTAAACAGTTTGCCCGTAAAATCGGTGGTCAGTCCAATTTTGTAATACTCCCCAAGATCATCAACAACTTTAACAAACACGCGCTTTAACTGGCTTTCACCGTTGACTGGTTTGTTAATGTTTTCAGTCCACAGCGTATTTTGCAACGAGCGCAAAATCATTTCTCTTTTTGTTTCAGGAACAGCTTTCAGCCTTAAAAAATTCCTTATTTTCCTGAAAATAATATCACCATCACGCAAGTCCTCCTCCGTTGAAGAGGTCAGTTCTTTTTTATCCAGCGGTGCTAACTTTCCCGGAATCCCCAACGTTGCAATAACGGTAGCCACAACAAGGTAAACACGATCGCTTTCACCAAGCCCCTTTTCATTCTGGTAAATATCGTTATTCAGACGGGAAAGTCGCGTGTCTATCTCTTCCTCTTTGCTGGCCTTGATTTTTTCCAGTTCTTCGGGAGGAAGATTAAGCAGCTTTATCTTGTTGAGAAATCCATCAACATTTTTGTCAGCAAGGAACGATAAGTCGGTGAATTCACCAACCTTCTGTCCGGCTCCTAAATTATTCTTTGATACGTACCACACGCCGATTTCATGATGCAGTTCGCCTGTACCATCATCGCGCCAGCCGGTCATACCAATAGCAATAATATCAGGGTAATTGGTGAACTGAAGAAGTGCGTTGGCATAATGGACTGCGCCATTCACCGCGTATCCATTAATATTTTTAAAATTCCATTCTTTTCTGGCATCTTTGTTCTCAATAATACCGTTGCTGCCAAGTCTGATAAGCCTGTCCTTGTAGCCTTTATACTCGATGAGAACGGGATACTGCTTGCCGTATTTGTCCTTAACAAGGAGTTTTACGTCGGGACGATTACCGCCTGCGCCGCCATTTTTCGAAAAATAAGCGTCCAGTGCGTTATCGATCTCTCCGTTAAGTGATGCATTCTGCAACTTGTAATCAAGCCTGTAAGATTTAAGCCATGAGTTCGCCAGTTCGGTAATTTCCGGCTCAACAGATTTTACAGACTTTCTTGATTTACTGCTGGTCGCTGGTCGCTGGTCGCTGGTCGCTGGTCGCTGGTCGCTGGTCGCTGGTCGCTGGTCGCTGGTCGCTGGTCGCTGGTCGCTGGTCGCTGGTCGCTGGTCGCTGGTCGCTGGTCGCTGGTCGCTGGTCTGGCAGCATAAAATCATCCTTTTATGAAAATCAACGTTTTTTGAGCACTCGCACACAAAAAATTACCGCATTGGTTGCAACGACAACCTGCATTTTGCGGAGCATATGACAAATAAAGTACGGGTGCGTTGAGGATGCCAGACACATCAGAGGTGGCGGGAGATTACTCCCCTGCCTGGTCTCTTACTTCTCAGATTCGTAGTCTACGAAGACAGCGACCTCCGTCTGGCCGGTTCGGATTCGTACCTCGCAGAAGTCTTTCCTCGTTACCAGTGCTATCACTACGACGGTAATACAGATGACGATCAGGGCGATTAACATCGCCTTTTGCTGCTTCATAGCCTACTTCTCCTTGCCTTTCGGCACGTAAGAGGCTAACCTAAGTTTGTAAGTCATAGATTTGGCCTCAGATTAATGTTAAGCGTCCTGCAAGACGCGTAATGTTAACTGGGGCTTTTCTCTGTCTGCCTTACGGCTGCATGCCCGAGGCAGACAGCCTCAAGCACCCGCAGCTATTCTACAGTAAAAACTCGCGCTTTCAATTTCCCGCACGTCCGGCAAACTGACTGGCCTGTGATCCTGATGGTTCACGCTCAACGTACCTGTCCATTTCCAGCTTTACTCCCTGCATGATCAACATCCCCTCAATAACACCTTCTGCTTTTTGCAGTACCCGCCCGGCCCAGCAATCAGAGCGCCCATGCTTACGGCCCAGTGACATAAGCGTCATCCCGAACACATAATAATCATACAGAAAATCATGCAAATCGCTGTTGTTGACGTTCAGTTGCGCCATGCAATTGCTGATAATCAGCGCATCGTCATCGGTACACTGAGGCCGTGATTTAACCTTTGACGGGATCAGCCCCTTAAATCCGGCGGCAATGGGCGACCAGCTCACATCCTCATGATTATTGGCCACCCATGCGCCCCAGCGTTCAAGCACCTGCTGAATATCACGCATCAGAGTCTTTACCCTTATCCCATCCACGATGGACCATAAGGACACCGTTGACGACGGCGTGCCGTTTGCCTTCTTTATCGCCAATATATTTTCTGACCGTGTTGCGACTACAGTTCAGTATTCTGGCTACCTCGGTCTGATTTTCATATGCCTCAACGAGCATGTCAGGAATGGTTTTTACTGTGAACGTCATGCGGCCTCACTTCTGCTGTTTCGCAGGTCTTTAAGTTTCTGCTGATACTTCGCCTTGATCGCCCTGCATTCTTCGACAGTCCAGCGATGGCGGTTATGGTTTGATTCGATTTCGTCTACTGCTTCCTGCCCGATGCGGTTAATCAGTTCGACGCGATACGGAACGAGATTTCCGCTTTTGTGCTGGTTGCACACCACGCATTGCTTGTGAATATTGCGTTCATCAAATCGGAGTTGAGGTGCCGCAGCAGTTGTCCGGTAATGTCCGGCATCCCACTGAGCAGACGTGAGCGTTCCGCACGAGATAC